ACAATAGAGCTAACTGAAACAGCCACTACATATGTAAACGTAACTTTTGCTATGAGTCCCTACACCGTGACAGCAACAGACTATTACATTTCAGTGGATTCTACAAACGGAGCTGTAACAATAAATCTTCCTGACACTCCCGCAGCAAACAGACAATTTATTGTGAAAGACCGTTTAGGAGTAGCTAACACACATAATATTATTATCAAGTCACTTACGGGTGCATCTACAATCGATCAAGAAACAGAATTTACATTTTTCGATGATTTTGAATCATTAGAATGTCTTTATCATTCAAATAATTACGAGGTATTTTAACATGGCAAACGTCGGAACGGGTCCATCGGGAGAAACTTTAATTGGAGATGGAAGGGGTGTGAGTCCTACTTTCGCAGCAATTGGAACAAATAGCGGACTGACAGCTCACGGTGTAGTTATAGCAGAGGGAAATGGTGCTTTTGTTGCTAGTGCTATCGGAACTTCTGGTGAGGTTTTCACATCAAATGGAACGGGCAATGATCCAACTTTTCAAGCACCCGCTGCTTCTTCAATAAGCATCACAGGTAACACAGGCGGAACACTTACAGGAAATGCATTCGATTTTCTAACAGCAAATTCGACGGTAAAATTTTCAGGATCAGGAATTACAGAAACGCTTGATTTTGGAGTAACCAATCTTTTTTTTGGAAATACCGGTCCATCTATTACGACAGGAACTAGTAATATATCAATCGGATCATTCAATTCTTCAGGGATTACGAGTGGCATATCAAATATTGCGTTCGGGTTTGGAGCTGGAAACGCTCTTCAAACGGCTTCGGGAAATGTTTTGATGGGACTTAACGCAGGGAGTCAAATAGTTTCTACTAATGACAATATAGCCATTGGATCACGTTCGTGTCAGTCAATAGTTACTGGAACTGATAATGTATGCATAGGAGCAGATTCACTACCAACAGCGGGCACAAATAGTTCAAATAATACTTGTATAGGTTTTGGGAGTGCAGGAAGTATAACTTTAGGAAATAATAACTCTTGTTTTGGATATGAAAGTCTTCTCAATTCTCTGACAAGTTCATATATAATTGCGATGGGTTATCAATCTGCATCAAATTACACCGGTGCGGAATCTTCTAATATAATGATAGGAAATCTTGGAACTGTTGGGGAATCAAATGTGATTCGAATCGGTACGCAAGGATCAGGCGCAGGTCAACAAAATAAAAACTTCACAGCAGGTATTACAGGGGTAACGGCAGTTGGTTCTCCTGTCGCAGTATCAAGCACAGGGCAGCTGTCAGATTTAGGCTTCGGCACAGCTACGCAGGTTTTAACAAGCAATGGACCTGGTGTAAGTGCAACTTGGCAAGCAGCGGAGGGTTCAAAAACATCAGCATTTTTAGCTTACCTAACAACGCAAGCCAATGGTGTTACAGGAGATGGAACTGTTTATCAAGTAATTCAGGATACTATCGCATTTCAAAATGGCACTGGATTTAATGCAACTACAGGGATTTTTACTGCCCCAGTGACAGGTTTATATCACTTCAATGCGTGTGTTTATTTTTCAAATCCTGGAACGGCAATAGGGTATACTGTCCAGCTTCAAGCAACATCGATTACATTACAAAATAATATGAATTTTGCAGTTGCACAACAAACAGGAAATCAAGTTTCTGGACTTATTTCTATGACTGCTGGGGATACATGTAAAGTTAATGCTATTGGATCTTTTGGTACTAAAACAATTAACATTACTCAAAGTGGTGTGGCAGGAGCAGCAAATAATACATTTTTTAGCGGTTATCTTGTAGCTTAATAAAATTTTCAACAGAAATATAAGCATCCCTTTGACCATCCCAATATCCATGACTATAATTTGTAGGGTTCATGTGATTGTAAATATGTAGATGGTAGTCGGCAATTCTAATGCCTTGCTGACAAAACTCATAAACATGCTCACAATGATGATGGGGCAATTGTTCACTGGAAAAAGCGGAAGTTGTAAAAATAATTGAAACAATACTTGCTAAGAAAATTTTCATGTGTAAAATCCTATTTAAATTTCACGTGAGGTTATAGCATGGGTAAGGGAAAAGGTAAAGAAGAAAGAAAAGTGAAGAAGGTCATGGGTGAATTCGGAAAAGGTGAATTGCATAGCGGAAGCAAGAAAGGGCCAGTTGTGAAAGATAGGGCGCAAGCATTGGCTATAGGATATAGTGAAGCCAAAAAAGGTAAAAAGTGAATTCTTTAATATATATTCCTCCACAAACAACAAGAGTTATGATTGATCTTAAATTTCCCTGGCAGGGAAAGGAATATAAAGTTAAAGAAATAACCATAAAAGACTATAAGAATCTTATTCGTAACGCCAAGAAAAAGGGGGATGAAAAGAAATGATGCTCCAACTAAACCCACAAATACCTCTCATTACTCCTTTAGGCAAAGCTTGGGCAGTAGCTATATGCGACTATTCACAAGAACATGATCTTATGTGGTTATGCTTCCAAGATGATACTGGCGAATGCTGGACGTGGAAAAACTCAGAAATTAAAGCACAACAAAATATAACAATAGGCAGGAATTATGAAAAAAGTAACAGCGGGAAAAGTTGAAAAAGAACTTAAAACCCACGAAAAAAAAGATATGAAAATGGAAAACAAGATGAAAAAAGATATGAAAAAGAAAAAATAATCTCAATTTTTATTGACCTCCTTTCAACGGAACCCTATATTAACGAAAATTAATGTGGGGTTTTTTTATGTCATTAGAAATGTTTACTATAAGCGAATGTTCTTGCGAACGGTGTCAGCGTATGTGTCATACACCTTGCACTGGCACACCGGAAGATATTGAAGCAATAATGGAAGCTGGTTACGGTGATAGACTTTGTTTAGATGATTGGCCCGGTGAAGTGCCAGATATTCATCCTGCATTAAAAGGTTATGAATCTCAAAACGCTCCTTATCATACTCAATCTAAAATTGGTTGTACTTTTTGGAAAGAAGGAAAATGTGAATTGCATGATAAAGGATTAAAGCCTTTAGGTGGTAAATATGCACATCATGATCTACCTGAAGAAGAATGTGATAAAATAACTCCTTATTCCCAAAAAATTTGGAATACTGAAAAAGGCAAGTCTGTAGTTTCAGAATGGAAAAAAAGGTTTTTGAAAGATAGACAAAGAAAATATGAAGAATAATTTATGAAATGTAGTTTTGAAAAGATACAAGAAGCCCTTGTAGATCAAAGAATCACCATCGAACAGTTTATAGAGATTCTTATAGACAACTATGGAGCCAAAAAAACACGTAAAATCTTAAGAAAGAATCTAGAATTAGCCATGCAAGCAGAAATTAAGAAGCAGGCTTTTGAGTAAATTCCATTTTTACACCAGTCTCCTCTTCAATCAAATATTCAATACCTTGCTCAAAGGGATTGTTATCAGGAAGGCCGAGGTCTTTGTTCATCACTGAGCAAGACGAAAAGCAAAAAAAAAGCACCGCTAAATATATGAATTGCATATATCCTCCATTTATTTAACGATGCCTTTTAAACTTTTACTTATCAATAAGTATTTTCCAAGTCTTTGTCGTACCCTTCCGATATTTATCAAGATCGATACCCTTTATCTCCGGTATCTCGTCATAGGCAACACGCCCTTTCATAAGTGTGCTTATAACTTTTACTCCATAGCCTTGACAGGAATTATCCCCACATAGCTCTATGAGCTTCTTTCGTATATAATCCTTTCGTTCTTCTAAAGATTTGATCGAAGCTTCGACTTCCTGATACATGGTAGCGTATTTTAACCAAGATAAATTATCGTTCATATCTAGGTAATCACTTGCCGCTAAAGAAGGCGGCTCAAAACAGGCTACTCCCTTCCAAAACTTTCTCGCTATCGGCAGAAACTTGCTTTCAAATTCAGGGTCTTTAAAAACTTCTAAGCACTTCCCTTCCTTACCATTATAGCAATAGTAAAAGCATTTTTCAGCCTGAGTCACTAAAAGCTGGTGTTGCATTTGATCTACATAATAGGGAGGTATTTCACCATTCAAAGCCATAGTGTAGGATTTTTCCCCACACTTGATTTCTAGAATATAGTTACCGCAATCTGATATTCCATCGAGAGAAGCACCCAAGAATTCATATTCCTTGCTTTCTACTACCGTTGGCGTCATATTAATGCCATATTTCTTTATGAAATTATCTCTAGCTTGAGGCTCAAGCATAGAGCCGCGTTCCATAGCAGCGTTGCAAGTTTGCTCCCCTATAAGACTGCATTTACGTTGCCAACACTTGTATGCAGTCTGAAATTTACTCGTTCCCAGTATCGAAGGGCAGTCGGTGGCCGTAATCACCGACTTCCTCCAATTCAGCCACTCTTTCGATCCTTGCTCTACATTTACTTTCTTATACTTCATCTTTTTCCTCTTCAAAATTAGAATTTATTAGATCCTCAAAATCAGAAACTATAACTCGTTTATCTAAGTCATATTCCTCAACCAAATGCTTTATTTCTAAAGATAGATTAAAAATCCTTGTTTCTAAATCAATTTTCCAAAACTTCATTATGCCACTACCCTGTTTTGATCATTAATTAGCTTAATTTTCGCATTGATTAAATTTAAACACCGTTCAACGGCATTCTTTGGTATGTCAGAAATAGACAAAGCATCAAAAGTTACTTTTATCCATCCCATAAACGATTTAAAGCTTTCTCCATCCAGCTTATCGGCCAAAGTCGATATCGCAATGATTTCATTTGTCTCTATCCGGTCATTTGATATATCAGGTTGTTTTTTTTGAACAACTTGCTTAACATTGTTTTCATAATCCTTTGTTGCTTCCTGACCGTCATCATCTTCTGGAGCTATACCCACCATGGCACACAAAGCATAACGGCGCATGTAAGTGATGATTGAACCCAAGGCAGCAGGCGCGGTATTTACATTAATAGGAAGCATAGATTTCATCCATTGACCGGATGAATGGGTAAGAGTCGAAGTAAGTACCCAAAAGCCGTCTATTGATTCCATGGTTTGCACAACAGCCAGGCCATGAGCGGATAGAGGTTGCCGGCAAGAATCCCATACAGCAGCCAAATCAGCGTACTTATATTTAACCCTGTCATTCTTTTGCGTATCGAAAGCAACTTTCTTATCTTTATACACAGGTTGCATTTCGCCTTGAGCTTTTGCTAAAGCCGCTGCCAATTCATTTATATTTTCTGATTGATTCATTTTCTTATTCCTTTATATTTTGTTTTTGGTAGTATGGCGTTAATCGTTCTTCGTTTGTTATGGGGAGGGTGTCGTTCCCCTCCCACCTTTTCTTTTCCTGTTTAATCAAAAGCTCTAACTTCTTATGTTTTCTTTTCATGGAAAGAAACTGAACCAACATGGCATTTCTCATACCAATGTTATATTTATTCACTTTCATTACATAAAATCCCTGTCACTTATTCCTAAACACCTAGAACATATATACCCACATGGACACTCATCGTTATGTATCAAAGTAGCGTCGTTTTTTTCTTGATACAAATCCGCTTCAACATCCTCTTCTAGATCGTCGTTCATAAAACGCCGTATCTATTTTGAATCTCTTTAATGTCTACCATGTGCTTGTATATCTCCCATGACTTGATTTCAAAGTCATTGGCGTAGATGCTATTATAGTTTTTCGGATTGTTTGCATGCTCATCCAAAATTCTGGAGGCTTCTTGTAAAAGGGTCACGGCTTCTGATATGGCGTTCATCTATTCTCCTTGATTTAAACAAGTTAATCTTGTATATTCGTTAGTATATTCGTAATCTCGAATTTCTGTCCACAAAAACATGATAAAAAGAGTAAATACATGAATAAGTTTGCTGAATGGATGCAAAATAATGATAAAGTCCAAAAATACGTTGCTGTAAAATTGGGCATTAGTCAATCTAGTCTTCATGAAATAATTCGCCTCGATAAGATACCAAGCATCCCAATAGCTTATGAAATTGAAAAATATACCATGGGGGCAGTCACAATATATGACTGGCTAGATCAAGATCTCATCAATAAAAATAAGCCAATTCCTAAAAAAAGAAGAGCTGCGACTATCAAAAAATAACGCATTCCTGCTGATTCTTTTATCCCTTCCAAAATTTCTAACCAAACTTCTTTCATATTTTCACCTCAAAAACAACATCTCAGGATAGGTGTTTTTTTTAAATGAAAATCTACTAGGGGTTTGGTTTCTTTTTCTAGAAATATATTGCAATTTAAATTTATGAAATAATATGAATGTGAGGCACTTAACGCCACATTAAGTGCCTTGAAGAATAGAGACTACCAAAAACCAAGCACTGGGGACTAAGAAAACCCAATACTGTGGCCTTATACAAAAATCCGAGAATTGCGGAGAATTGTGCGCTCAAGCGTATATTCTCCTCTTAAAAAAAACAACAAAAAAAGAGGAAAATGAAAGATTACTACACATTCCCACCCATAAAATACTTCGTACGTGTTCTAAAGAGCTGTCCGCTCTCAGCTATCCTCTATATACAACTATGGGAAAAACGAGGCCATAGCATGTCTTTCAAAGTCACAAAAAAGGAAATTCGCAAAGAATTTCTTATCTCCCCCACACTATTCAGGAACAACCTTACCCCCCTAATGTATCTCAATCTCCTTTCCTTCAAAGAAAGCGACAAAGATTTTGAGATAAGCATCATGGGGGCGCACCTGAATGACTAGGAGCAAACTTAATTGTAATGATTGGATGAAATATGATAGTGTTTCAAAAGAAAATACCCCGACGACTAATCGGGGTATTTTTGATATGTCGTGGGGACATACAATGGAAGCTTGTAACTCCAATATAACACCCCACATCAAAGATTGCAATCGATTTATGGGGTGTTATGTCTGAAAGATTCATTAAATTTATTCCTTCCGAAGAAGCCATGTATCTTGTAATAAAAAAAGGTCATGCGTTCCGACTTTTAACAATCATTGCCGAATTAGCTCGTCGATATGAAGGTGCGCCTGATGGTTTACATATTGGTGAAGCTTTGCTCGGTGATTGGAAAAGTTATGGAATGACCGAGCAAAATTATCGTACTGCTAAGAAGATTCTTGTTCAACGCCAACACCTCGAAATTACAGAAACTAACAGAAATCGCAAAAAGTCAACGACTGGGGTAACGACCGAAGGTACTAAGGTAAAGCTCTTATCCTCAAATGTTTACGACATAAATATTTCAGAGGGTAACGACCGACCTAACGACTGCCTAACGACTGACCAACGACTGCCTAACGACGAACTAAGAAAGAATAAGAATATAAAGAAAGAAGAAGAAAGCAAAGTATATGCTCAGTCGGCTGCGCCGCTTCACACAAAAGAAAATCTTTTTTTTAATTCTGAAAGTTGTCTTTTTGAAGGCATTAGCCTTGAGGATCGAAAAGATTGGGTAGCCATGTTCCCGAATGTCAACCTTGACCTTGAGATTACCAAAGCCACTCAATGGCTTAAGTCCAATCCCTCCAAAAGCAAAAAAAAGCTCTGGCGCAAGTTCCTGACAGGCTGGTTCTCCCGAGCCAATGATTACGCCGAGAATAAAAAAGCCTTCAAGGCTAATTTTCCAAAAGCTTCCGTTGAACGAGGCACTAAAAACATGGATGGAACACCCATGAAAAGCAAAGCAGAAGGATTATTTTGATGCCAAAATTTAAGGAAATTAACAGAAGAACACCCGAGGAAATGGAAAAGATCCTTCGCTTTGCTCGAAAGCCTTTTGGATTTTTTCTTATGGCCGGAGCCAATGGCACAGGAAAAAGTTTTATCGCCGAGGCCATTTATGAGCTTCATACGCCTTACAAGCTACCTTATTACGATAAAGATCTTGCTTATTTCATTTCTCAAGCTGACTTAAACGAACAATGGCTTGATGCTAAGAGTCAAGGTAGTTCAAAAGATATCTCAGATAGACTCAAAGGAACTAAGCTATTGATAATAGATGATATGGGCAGAAAAACCCCTTCCGATGCTTTCATGGATTTTCTTGATGCTCTTATCGATTCACGATGGAAAAATCGAGACACTTTAGGAACTATTATTACTACGAATCTAACAGGTAAAGAGGTTCGTGATAAGCTTGGAAGTGCTATTTTAAGTAGAATTACTTCAGGAATAACGATGCGTTTTGATGGAGAAGATAGACGAACTTTAGATTTTTAGGCTTTACAAGTAGAACAAAACAGGTTAAAATAAAAATTACAGGAGATAAAAATGAGCAGATTTCAATTCGCAGGTCATGAAAGTTTTCCGCAAGACGAATACACAAAAGAGGTCGTATACCTTGATATCAAGGCAGAAGACTTTAAAATCCGCCTAGCCTACGTTCGAAAAAATATGAAGAATGGAGGTTCTTTTTGGGATATTGTCTCCGCCGGAGCCACCAAAAACGGAAAAAAAGAATTCCTCAAAGGTGCACAGTTCAGCGATAACTTTCTGGATAAAGAGATAAAAGAATATTTGAAAAATCGAGGCTGGGAAAAAGGACAGAAAAGCCAGAATTCTAACGAATTACCATTTTGAGGTTTGATCCTTGATTTAAAGTGCCTAGAATCCTTAAGATTCTTGGCATTCCTTTAATCAACGGAGATAAAATGACTTTGGATACATTATCTAAAAAATGCGACTGCTGCGGCCTTTATCTTGAATCGCGAGATTTCTACAAAAACAAAGCCAAAACTGATGGACTTCAAAATCGATGCAAAGATTGCATCTTCGATTATAAGCAAAAATTACTCAAAGGCGACCTGACTAAACAAGAAATCATAAAAAGGGATTTTTTCTACATCCCTGATATCTTTATAATTGGCGTTGGGAGAATGCAGACATATCAAAATTGTTGCCTTAACTGCAATGATGCCTTTTTCTGCATGCAAGATATCCGACAATTTACAGATCTATTTTGTGAATCATGCGATGCTTGCGAAAGTAAAATACCCGAAAAGAATATCTCTAAGATAAATTTTGTTGGTCATGTCGTAGGATGGAAAGTTAAAGTAGAGGACGCCAAGAAAGTAAGAATACATAGAAATTATAAGAAATGTTACGTCCGTGATCGTTATACTTGCCAATATTGTGGATATAACCTTGAAAATGCAAAAAAATTTCTCCCTTTGCATATTGATCATATAAGACCATGGTCAACTCAAGGCGGTAATGGATTAAATAATTTAGTTGTTTCTTGCGCTGAATGTAATCTTTTGGTATCTGATAAATGGTTCACCAATTTTCAGGAAAAAAAGGAGTTTATTCTCTTTGAAAAACAAAAACGTACTTACCACAAAGAAAAAAAGATCAACCAGAGCCTTTAAAAAAGCTTTCGAGTTTTTGGTCGATATTTCAAACGGAAGCGTGGAAATCGCGCTTCCCATTCGAACCGTGTCCGAAGCTAACAACTTCGATTCATGGAAAAAGAAACACAAAAGACACACAATTCAAAAGAATACTGTAGCCTTAGCCCTCAACCCAATCAAAAATGTCATCAAACTTCCTTGCAGCATAAAGCTTACTCGCTTTGCCCCAGGCACTCTAGACAAGTTCGAGAACCTTCCAATGTCTTTTAAATATATTGTAGACGCATGTTGTGCTATAATAACCGGAGATCATAGAGCCGGCAGAGCCGACAGCGACGAGCGGATTTCACTCTCATGTGATCAAGTGAAATCCGAGGGATATGGAATAAAGATACTAATCACTTTTTAGCAGCATTAACATGTAAGTCAAAGCAAAAAGACCAAAATAAATGGCTTGTAAAGGCATGCCTAGAAAAATATAAACTCCTCCAATAGCATGACCAAAAAGAATAGCATAAATTGCAGCTTTATTCATAGGCCGCCAACATGCCAGCTATGCTTTATCTGGTGCTTCTCAATATCTTGTTCGTGGACTTTATCGATTACCCAAAAACCCGAAAGCTTCTTTAAATCGACAATTGCACCAATCATGTCCAACGTAATTCCTTCAACAAAGGCCACAAGCTTTTCACCTGTCCTCTTCATCTTGATACTGCCCTTCTCCCTTATAACCCTTTCTAGCTCGCATTGTCGCATTTGCATTTCCTTTTTTTATCTTCATGGTATAAAGGGATGATATCTAAAAGCAATCCAATAGTATTTTCTTCTGGAGTTTCAATATTGGTTAAAAAAACTCTAGGATAAGGTAAATCCGGATGTAAGCTTTTCCAAATTTCTTTGCTTTCCCCTTTTGTTGAAATGAGAAAATCTTTACCTAAAGCCCAATCCAAAATATCTCTATATTCTTTACCCATTTCTTCATGCAACGGACATTCTCTTTCTTGCTTTTCTTCTATCTTTTCAATTGATTCTCTTAACTCTATTAATTTTTTAATAGCGTCAAGCATTTCTAACATAACTTCTGTCTTCATTGGTTTTCCCTCTCTATCATAATACATGTTCTTAGCCTATATTTATTTGAATGCGGTAGGACTCGAACCTACCTGCTATATGACGACCCAAAGGAGTCTTAAATCTTTAAAATACGCCTATAACATGTTCCCATTAACTCGCATTCTCAATTATAATTCTCTAGCTATAAATTTTCAAAATCAATATAGATATCCGTAAACCCAAATTAATGCAACAAAAAAGGTACAAGATGCTCATCCCCATAGGAAAAAGAATCATCATACAACCAGCCGAAATAAAAAAAGGTGCTCTCATTGTCACCAATAACAAACCAAAACGCTTCGTCATCCTCGCCATCGGCGATGAAGTCACAAAAGTAAAACCCAATGACTTTATCTATCTCGATAGATTCTCAGGCGCTGAAATAGAGCATGAAAATGAAAAATACCTCGTCATTGAAGAAATACAAATTCTCGCAAAGATTGACTAATATTCATTTATTTATTATGGTAGGATCATGTCAGAGCTTACCGTAATACTTAAAGATTCAGATCGTACATATAGACAGAAATTTCTCGTCTATGCCACTTATTGCGTCAGCGATACCGAACCAGAAATCCTCCGATGCATCGAAGAAGCCAAAAAGAACTTCGACGGTGAACCAGAGGAAATTACCATTAAGATTCACCTAGAGATTCAATAATCAACTTCTCAAGTAATTCTTGAATGCTTATTTTTTTTGTTAAAGCTAACATCTTTAACCTATGATGCAATTCAGGCGCAAGGCGTATAGCCACAAACTTTTTTTTCATTTTATATCCTTCATAAAATCACAAAGCACTATATTAAACCATTCTTGTATCGTCAGCTTTTCTTTCATAGCCATAACCTGTATTCTATGATGCAATTCGTTATTCAATCGAATTACAAGGAATTTCTGTTTTCCTTTTTTCATTCGTCATCCCCATATATATTGAATTCCCCAAAACTTTGACTTAACTCAGTCAATTTATCAGCTATTTCATCCTTGATATTCTCTCTATCCCAAAATCCGCTTCCATGACTATTCCGTGTTAACCAAAAGTCGTGGCCGCATTGAGATAAACATAACCCATCCATTAATCCATTTGCTTTATCAATAAAGGCCTTGCAGTCAAGTTCCATTTGATATTGCTCGGAATCTGTGCAATGGCTGATATTCTCAGTCCAACAGGCACATTCTATATAACCATCATAAAATATATTAAAATCATCGTTCATGCTTCCACCCATTCCCAACCTTGCGCTGGCATTATCTCGTTTAATCTCTTTTAAATAATCCTCAATATTTTCGATCGTAATCTTTAATCCACATTCAGTAATTTGCTCGCCAAACATGCTTACCATATTGTCGAAATCCTCCTGTGCTTCATTATCACTCGGATTATAATCTTTAAGATTGCTGGGATCAAATTGACCATAAAAATTTTCGGCTATATATCTATATTTTCTTTCGTTCATTCAACCCTCGTTTGTTAAGCGTATTGGCTATTAATCTCTTTCATTATCTCAACACACCCGCCTAAATCAGGGTGATATTGCTTTGCTAGTTCCTTGAATCTAGCTTTGATGTTCTCTGTACTCGTTAAGTCTATAAAATATTGTTCTCTCATGCTACACCGCTCTTTGTTGTTATATATCTGGTATTCTCCACCCATAATATCAACCATTGCTTGAAATTTCTTTGCGTCCGAAATTGGCATGAACTTGTAAAATATTCTAATTCACCTTTTGCATTAAACTTATAGGCATCTAACTTTTTGTATAGCTTGCCTGTCTTGTATGTATCGCTCTTCATGTTCTTACCTTCGTTTGTTATTGGTTTTCGTTCATGATAACAATATATCAAGATATCACAATTTAACGCAAGCTCTTTTCTCATTAAATTTATGTGTTGTATTTATTTCAGAGGAAAGCTAACCTGAAATTCTTAAATATGGAGATTGAAATAATGCCACCTGGAGCCTTAAGAACTGTATCTTTCCCCCCCGATGAAATGATCCTTTTAGGTAAAGAAATGGTTACTTGGGTTAAGAAAAACATTAAAACAGTTTATCATCTTTCTGAATGGTATACAGTAGAAAAAATGTTCACTTATAATCAGTGGAAATCATTTATACAATGTAAAGAATTCCTTCCGTATTATGAACAAGCACTTAAAATTATAGCTAAAAAATATTTAAATGGTGATGTTCCTCCCCCTATTGCACAAAGATGGCAACGTATCTATTTTGGTGATATTAGAGAAAGCGAAGACGTAGACGCGGAAGCTGATGCCGAACGCAAAGCAAAAGCCCTTAAAGGCGATGCCAGAGCAACAGAAGAAGAACGTCAAAAAGTCATGGAAGAAGTACAACGCAATCGCAAGCCTATCAAATAGGATGTAAAGCGGATTTACATAAGATTTTGATGTGGGGGAAAGTTAGAGAGAGACTAACGATGGTAGACCCGCAGGATTATGGAGTAGTAACTATAATCTTAACTGTGCGAGTGGGGTAAAATCCCAGTCGCGTACACGTTCAAGTCGTGTCATCTTTTATAACTTCAAACTAATGTCAGAATGGAAAATGAATATATTCCTACTCAGGAAGAACTCAATAGCAAGCTTTGGCGTCTAACACATCTATATTATATCAACGATAAATCTGGTAATGAAATCCTGTTTAATCTTAACTGGGCACAAAAAGAGCTATTTGAAAGGGAATGGCATCAAATGCTCGTTCTCAAGGCAAGACAGCTGGGTGTTACGACCTATTTCTCTATTAACTTTCTTGACGATTGCTTTTGGTATCCAAATACAAATTCAGGCATCATAGCACACAGAAAAGAAGATGCTGAAGATATCTTTAAAAAGAAGGTCAAATATGCCTACGACAGAATGCCCAAATGGACTAGAGCGTTTAACTCTGCAACTAATGATCGAAGCGGAGAACTTGCTTTCGGAAATGGCAGTAGCTATAGAGTTTCTACAGGATTCAGATCGGGAACTTATCAGCGATTGCTTGTATCGGAGTTTGGTAAGATCTGTGCTAAGTCTCCCGACGTTGCAAAGGAAATTGTCACTGGAAGTCTCAACACTGTTTCGACAGATCAGATTATTGCAATCGAATCAACAGCCGAAGGAAGAGAAGGATATTTCTACGAGTTTAGCAAATCCGCGGAAGCTCTCGCCATGTGCGGATCAAAGTTGTCCCCTATGCAACAGCGCTTCTTCTTCTTCCCATGGTATGACGAGCCAGGATATAGCGAATCAACAGAGGCTATCATAGTGACAAAAGAAACCAATGACTATTTGGATATCATTGAGAACGAGCGCAAGCGCAAGATAGATGAAGATCAAAGGCGTTGGTATGAGATGAAGCATAGGCTTCTTGGCGACGCTATGAAGCAAGAATACCCATCAACGCCAAAGGAGGCGTTTGAAAGTGCTAACGAAGGTTTGTATTATGGCGCGCAAATGTCTAAATTGCGTTCTAGTGGCGGCATATGTCGCGTACCTTATGATGATAATAATACTGTTCATACCGCTTGGGATATTGGCCTTGACGATTTCACTAGTATATGGTGCTTTCAGACTAATCGTGGAGGCCAAGTTAACATCATCAATTTTTATGAGAATTGGGACGAAGGAGTAGCACATTATGCGGATTGGCTCAAAAGTACGAAGTATCGTTTTGATAGGCATATTTTCCCTCATGATGCACGTCGTCGCGATCAAGGTCTCAAAACGACGTACCTCGATCATGCGAGGCCATTAATAGATGGTAAATTTATAGTGCTTGATATAAAAGAATGCGACAAATTCGAAGGAATACAAACGGTTAGAAGCATGCTCGGGCGGTGTTGCTTCGATGAAGAAAAATGTTATTTTGGAGTGAGGCATTTAGAGGCTTATAAGAAGCTTTGGGATGATAGATTAGGATGCTATAAGAATACTCCATTGCATGACGAGCATTCGCATGCTGCCGATAGCTTTAGATATCTTGCGGTTGGATTAAAAGGGCTTGAAAGAAGGGACGGCAAAGGCCCGGACGATGATATCAAGGCAGTAAATAGGTATTATGGGGTATGATCGATTTACTAATATTCTTTATTCTTGGTTATATTTTAGGTTATATGATTGGATGGGTAAAAGGTTTTGATATAGGTAACAAATGAAAATCGAACCAATTCTTTACGAGATTTCTTTCCCAGATAATGAAATCTACATGCTTCACCGCATGATTCAATCTGATAAAAGTATTCTTTGGGCAATAGCGGAAGACCCGACAGGATTTTGTTTAGGTCGCGATTTAAAGTGGCATTTTGAGCCTTTGCCTTCATCACGGACGGATAGTTTTTTAAAGCTGACTCGCTTTAAATACGATGAAGCAATCGACATATTAATATCATTTAGAGCTAAAGAGCAATCAAAAGGAAAGGATACAGAATGACATTTACATTATTGTTCATAGTTTTTCTAGTTTTATTGATAGCTTTTTATATGACATATAGGATCGGGTTTATAGTAGGTATTAACCATGGCATTGAATTGACAGATAAAACAATAGATTACGAAATAGAAAAACGATGGAAGAAAATCAATGAAAATAGACCTGACAAAAGATGAATGGGAGTTTATGAGATTATCACTTAATGAATCTCTTAAAATGTTAAAAAAGAATTATAAAATAGATATAGAAAATTCTAAAACAATGCAACTTCTTAGAAAACTCGGCACAGAATGGATAGATGAAGAAGAGGAAATGCGAAAGTTTCATATGGGTTTTGCTTATAAACCGAAGGTAAAAGATGATCATATTTGATTTAGACGGCACGCTTGCCGATTGCGAGCATAGAAGGCATTTTGTAGATATAAATAAAAATATCATTGGCGGATATGATCAAGCAAGGCTTAGAGAAGGTTGGAAACCTGATTGGCAAGCATTCTATGAGGCATGCGATAAGGACACATTAATTAGGCCTATAGCAATAGTGATTACTTCAATGTTTGGTCATGATTATTATGACAACTCACATGACTTACATATATGGTCAGGAAGATGCGAATCCGTAAGAAGAAAAACAGAAAAATGGCTAGAAGATAATTATATAGAATATAATAGTTTGAAGATGCGCCCAAAAGGCGATTATACACCGGACGATCAATTAAAAGAATCGTGGCTTAATGAAGCATTAAAAGAAGGTCATACAATAGATTTTGTCTTCGATGACAGAACGAAAGTTGTTGACATGTACAGAAGACGAGGGATATTTGTATTCGACGTAAATCAAACAGGAAAGGAGTTTTAATGTTTTGGGATGATATCAGAGAGATAAAGCAAACGTTGAATAGCATTAGATTGAGTATGGAATATGAAATGAGTAGGCCCAATATAAACCATTCTAAAACTAGAAAGCTTGAAGGTGTGATAACGGAAGAATACGAAGACGAGCCGACAAAGTTTGAGCATATAGAGAGCCAATTAGATCAAATTAAAGAGTCAATAGAGGATAGGTGCAACAATGATGACTTATCCAATTCCTACGACAGTCTACATGACAAATTAAACACTCTTCTTAATGATGAAAAACGATTAGAAGAAACGCGAGTTGTCGGTGCAACATTAGATAAATTTGACGACTACATGAAGAATGTAGATAAGCTTAATATGATGGTGAATGAGTTCAAAGGGTTGGTATCGGTAGCGACGGCGTGCTTGAGTGAAAAGAAAGAGTTTGAAACATTATTGGATGATATTCGCGTAGTTGCAAAGAATATAAGATTTAATAGTGAAATGACAGCAAAAATGTCAAATGAGAGTGCAAAATTGGATACGCAGCAATTCCAGATTCAAGCCATGTATAAAGTTTTAGTTGAAGATAAGCTTAAAGATAAAGAGCCTCCAAAGAAGAGAAGAGCAAAAGTCAAACCGGTTTAATAGAATCAGCAGCCGAATTCATAATCTTTATGAATACATTGCGATAATGCTCTATTTCTTGGATGGTTGAGCATTGACCAAATATACAATTTATCGTAGAACTCATAAGAGCGGATACGGCTAAATCCATGTCATTGTCTTGCAAAATCAATGACATGGCTTCTTCAAGCCTTCTAGTCATTTCTTGAACATCCAGTAAATCATCTTTAGATACTTGCTTATTTCGCATGACTTTCCTCACTTGCGCAGAATAAAATTTATCATACAAGATTAGGTTATTAATCTTAAAGGTAGAAAATGCGCAATAATGACCCAATTTTTTTTCCTGAAGAGTCCTTAAATATTTCTCTCCGTCAATCGATGGAGAAAAACTATTCCGATTGCATAAACATACTACAAACGCAATGGTATCAAGCCGATGTCGATCAGAGGTTTTGCATAGGCGACCAAGACATATGGGGCTTGATATTTCCGGGAGTTGCGACGTATAGGCGTAAGGTATGGAATTTCAATATCATGAATCCGATAACGCAAGCTGTAGGAGGACAACAGAGGATTACACGTAAGTCGACAGCTGTCATGCCGATACAAAACGGTATGCAAAAGACAAGCGATCAACTTACTAAATGTCTTTATCATAATCATAAGAACGGATTCTATCAGACATTCAGCGATTGTTTTGAGCTAGGGGGATTAGTTCAGGGTTTAGGCTTCATGTATATGTTTGCGGACAATACTAAAGACCCTATCAGTCCAGATCCTCGATGGCGTTATGTAGACATGAAATCATGCTTATTTGATCCTTATTTCCGCAAGCATGACATGAGTGATGCTAGGTTTTGGTGGATGCGCACCTTCTTTGATAGGAACGAGGCAGCGGTACTTTACCAGCAGTTTGCCGATGATATTCTTTCGCTTCCTAAAGGAACCTATCGCGATGATAAATTCTTCTATATGCCGGAAGTATATCAGATTCAATTTCCTAACTTGATAGCCTTCGATGAATACTGGTATTTAACGAATAGGGAAGCTACATTTCTAGTTGATAGAAAGACGGAAGAAACGCAAGAATTTACAGGGACTGATGAACAACTTAAAGAACTCATGCAAGCTTTTAAAGGCAAGCTGGCAACCATTAAAAAGCCTGTTCCAACCGTTAGGCGATCCATTATTCTTAATGATCGTGTTCTCGTTGACGAGCCTAATCCTTATGGTCTTGATCGTTATCCTGTTGCCCCTATGCTTGCCTATTTCACCGCTGATACTCCATATTATGCGTATAAGTTTAGGGGCATCTGTAGGGATCTCAGAGATCCTCAATATTTGTTTAATAGATTGAAAGTATCGAATTTAGAAATCCTCGATGCACAACAGCAAGGTTTAAAGGTTAAAAAAGGCGCTCTAGTTACTCCAGAGGATGCATTAAACCAAGGTCATGGCCGAGTACTTTCCATTGATCCAGATTTCCAAATGGACGATGTTCAGCCTATGCCTATTGTCCCCCCATCGCCTGTCATGCTGCAAATGGAAGAGATGCTTAAGGATGTCATTTACCGCGTTTCCGGAGTCGATCCGCAGTCCATGGGCATCGAAGTTGACGATAAGGCAGGGATTATATCAATGATGCGTCAGGCGGCCACAGCACGCAATCTAACGCGTCTCTTTGACCAAGCGGATGAATGCCAGAAGCTTTGCGGAGATATTGAAATTGAATTCATCCAAAAGAACTGGACATATGGGAAAGTACGTCAAGTTATTGGCGAAGAGCCTACAGCAGAGTTTGACAATAAGATATTCTTTAAATATGGTTGCAAAGTAATTCAAGTACCATTGACAGAATCTCAACAGCAGCTTGAATTAGCGCAGCTTCTTCATGCCCAGTCCATAGCACCGGATACATTCCCAATAGATGAAGTCATAGAAGCAATGACAATACAGAATAAGGGTAGGATTGTAGAAAAAATACAAGCTAAGCAAAAGGCTATGCAGGAACAGCAGGAAAAAATGGAACAACTTCAAATGAAGCAAATTGAAGTTGATAATTTGACGAAGGTTGCCTATGCTCATAGCCAAGAAGGGCTTGCAAAAGAGAGAGTGGCCAAGATACAAACAGATAGTGCCGTTGCACAAGATAAGCTTCGCAGAGCACACCAAGAAGATACTGCAAGTTTACTTAATGTTGTTAAAGCCTTAAAAGAGCTTAAAGGCATGGATTTAGATCATCTTATGCAGCAAGTCGAGATATTGAATGCGATAAGTCCGGCAGCCAATCCAGAGAAAGAAACTGTAACTCAAAATGTAGCATAGAGGCAAAATGAATTTAGACCTTATAAATACAAAACTGCAAATAATCGAATCTTTATATCGAATAGGTTTTCAAAAAGAATTTATAATAGTGGTGATGCACAGGATTGAAATATTCGATGAAGATATTGGGTTAGCCCTATTTAATGCATTTGTAAGTTGGGAAGCCGCAAAAGAAAGTAGAGAAAATAAAGTAAATGTTGCTTAAATATCGGATTTAAGTAAAGTATACACAAAAAAGAGGTGTTTTTATGGCTAAAAGTTATGGCGGAAGATCTGAAAAGGGTCAAGGCGGATACAAAAGCTCTGGAGAAGGTGGCAAAGCGCGAGGCGGAAACCGTCAATCTGGTAAAGAAAATGGCAGTATGCCAAATGGTGATATGGCGATGAAAGGTCTTAATCAAGGTGATATGTCACCGACAATTAAAGATTATCAGAAGCCAGAAAGGGACTTCTCGCAGGAAGATTTTTCAAAGACTCTTAATTATATTGAGCGTCAAGACAAATTTCAGGCTACAGAAGCGTCAACAGTTGAGAAACAGGCTTATCACGGCAGGTATTCATAATGGCTAAATCTAGTAAAAGCAATGCCAGATCAGGCGTTTTTACTACTTCCAATAAAGAAAGGTATCCGCAAGATAATGTGTATAAAAAAGATACATTGTCTAAAAAGGAAGTGGGAGATACTCCGCGACCGGGGCGTATTGAAATTCAAAGAGGCCCAGTAGATCTTGACGAGCAATTCACGCAGGGTTTTCGTGTCCGTTCGGATACGACGAGCCGAGATATGAATGATCTTGTCGAAAGGCGCTGGGGTCAAACTATGATAGAAGAAACGCCTAAGAGATAAAGTTATTTAGCTCATCTACCATGTGTAGAAGGAGTACGGGGTGCGTCTAAAAAGCGTAACCCCCTTTTTCCCGTGTTAGCTCAGTTAGTAGAGCGCCTTTTTTCAACGAGGAGGTCGTCGGTGCAAATCCTACTTCCGGCGTTTTTTGCAGTATGGTTGTTCATTGTACTGCATTTAACTCGATTAAGGATTGCGAGTATAAATAAGAATCTGAAAACGGTGTCACGTAAGATACAAATGGCAGCCGTCGGGAGCTCATCCAACTTAAGTATTGGGTTGATCGCCAAGAAAAGAGTTAGGTCTTGCCTGGCTCATCCTAGACTAAATAGAACCAGGACGTATCATGAAAAAAACCAATTTTCAAGATAAATTACCTTACATTTTAGCCAAAAAGCCTAAAAAAAAAGGTAAAACCATCGGAAATCCTCCAACTATTCAACAAATGCCTTACAATCCAAGAAAAGGAAATAAAAATTGAAAATTACACGTACTGTTTGCTTACCCCCTCAAATTATTCAATATTATAATCGAATACTCTTAAACCAAAAAACTCTTAAGTTTTGGGATGATTGCTCAACTTTATGGGGCATCTACGAATATTTAATTTTGAAAATAAAACCCAAGTGTGTTAAGAATTCCGTTTGGTTAGCTAAAGTTGAAAAATTGGAACAGAAATTCTTGGAGTTGTATGGGCGGACGAAGGCAAAAGAAGATGAGTTTGAAAAGAAAACAGGCCAATCAGTCGGTACACCCTTCTCTTACTTTCGAGAAGCTAATAGACGTCACCCGCACTTATTTGGAAGACTTAGAGCGAAGAGAATTATTAACGATGAATCCTTTATGTCTTAAAACCAAGCGATTTGAAAGATATAGGAACTAAGATGAATGATGATTTTGGTGGAATAAACCCTCCCGCAGAAATGCCTCCGGTTCGTTATATAGACGTCAATGGACGAGAAGAGCATGAAGCCATGCTTAAAGATGAAGCAAAAATGCTTTCTTTAGGATTAGATCCTGTATATGAAAGAATCGTTTATCTTAAACGATGGGGAAGCTGGTTGGCAAATGAGCGATAGAAAAGACAAATATGACGATCCATTTGCTTTTAAGACATTGGCAAGTGAAATTGATAAAATGAAAAAAAGAGAATCGGAATTAGAATGTGAATATGGTTCATCTCATCCTGTTCGTTTTCTTGATCCAAAATCAGTCACTATGATTGACAAAGAAGGTGAAGAGGTTTGTATTCCTAAATGCCAGAAATGCGGCATTCATAAATGTCAAGTCATAGGTCAAAATGCTTATATGTGGTTTTGTGCTAGTTGTGGAAGTCAATGAAAAATTGTATTAGCGGAGGAAAACCCATGACTTCCATGCAAGGTGTTCACATTAAACAACCATCTCAAAAAAGAATCGCAAAACTTCTGAAAAAGAAACGTGATAAAAAACTAGGAATCAATAATGGAAAATAGAAGCTTAATCGATCCTACAAGAAAGACCGTTGGAGCTATCTATCGCGATGCTCAAATGAATGGGGAACGTGGTCTTATCACTGGCGACATGAATTATGAGATGCGTAAAAGCCTTGTAGAAGATTTAAACGAAACAGCAATACAAGGCACAAAAGATTTTGAAGGTCGTCTCTTCTTCATTACAGTCTATGAGAGGCGCGATCTTCAAATGAAAAATTCCTTCATACGTCGAATGATAAAAACGAAATATAGACCATATCCAGAAGCCGATACCTTGGTTTTCAAGGTTGATCCCCCATCTAACGAGATTTTCTTTTGCTGGCATCTTCCGGCAAGATATGAAATGCTTAACATGTTAAATTCTCCTGAGTTGCGCCCAGCCCAGCATGAGCAAGAGGAATTACAAATGTTCAGGCATTGGGAAAATGATCGTCTAGAGCATTATGGATTTACAAAGAACGATTTAGGAAATTGGATTGCCAATCCCCTATATCGTGGAGATGTCTTAGTTTCGAAGGTAAATCCAAATGAAGTTACTATTTCACAACATAATCAGAAAGATCCATATAAGAGGCTGCCACTTCCATCTTGCGAAGCTTCCGTGTCCAGTGATTAAGGTTCAAATCCTTATGCCCCTTTTCAGCACATTCTAAAGAGCAGAATACGTTTCTCTGACGTTTTCGTGCATTTTCATCATAATTCAATTCTTTTTTGCAAACTCTGCAATATTTTACCTTTTCAGTTTTTAATACTTTCTTAGAAGTCTTTATTTTATAGACACAATGAAAACAAATCTTTTGATCCTTCAAAAAACAATTCTGTTCTTTTATCTGTAAGCAATTCTCGCAAATCATATCCATCCTTTTTTTAGTAGACTTATAACTTTTTTATTCATCATTGTCAAGAAGGGCGTACAAAAGGCGTACTAGCCCAATGCCAGGCGTATTGTGGGGCTAGCCAACCACTAATCAACACAAGGAAAATTCATGACAGAAATTGAAAACCAAAACAGCGAAGTCCTTGAGGTAGCAACTCAGGTTGATAATCCAGTCAATGAAGTAAACGAGGCAAAGAAACTTAAAGAAGAAACTGACGAGCGAAACTTTAAGGCTATGCGTCTCAAAAATGGCGAACTCGAAAGAGAACTGAAGCAAATGCGAGAAATGCAAATGCAGATGATGCAAGCTCAAATGAGCCATTCTGCACCTGCAAAGCAAGACATCGACGAATTTGACAGTATCGGCGCCGATGAGTTTATTCCTAAAGGCAAAGTTGAAAGACTTGTTGAGAAGAAGGCCCAGCAGTACGCCGAACAGATTGCTAAAAAAGAAGTGGAGTCCTACTTCAAAAAGCAAAATGACAGTCAATATCTAGATCGTTTGAATCGTCAATATTCAGATTTCTCCGAGGTCGTCAATCCCGAAACACTATCTCTTTTAGAAGAGAGGGAACCGGAATTGGCGCAGTCGATCGTGGAATTAAAAGATCCATATAAAATCGGTTTGCAAACATATAAGTTCATTAAAGCGATGAACCTAGTTCATAAAGCACCTGAGAGTAGAAGGGAAAAGGAAATAGATAAGGCCATTGCAAAATCCGAGAAATCGGTGCAGTCGCCCATGGCGTTTGACAAACGCCCTATTGCCCAAGCCTTTAAGTTGACGGATGCTATGAAAAAGGATCTTTATCGTGAGATGCACGGATATGCTGCATTAGCCAACTCGGTTCCTGAAATGGGTTAAAACCCATAAAGGAAACCTGAAATGACCGTTTCAATTGCTTCTCTGCCTCCACAGATTCAGCAACGCTACAATGCCAAATTACTGTCAACTCCAGAGCACAACTTGATTCACATGTTGTTTGCTACACCTGTTGAGTTGCCAGACAATAATGGCTTTATCGATAGACAGTCACGCTACGACCGTCTAGATCTATTCGAAGTGCCTCTTGACGATGCACAATCGAACCCACCACCACAACAGCTTAATCGCGTTGACGTGGATTGCCGTGTACGTGTTTATGCGACTTATATCGTATTGACTCGTCAGGTCACGATCACCAACGAAGATCCTGTTCTCAATAGTGCTGCAGCCCGTTTAGGTCAATCTTTGAGAGAATCTCAAGATGCCCTTCAACGCGATAATTTAGAAAGTTCCGCAAGTATCATAAATTGCGTCAATGGAACGAATGGCGATATTCCAACGGAAATGACAATTTTAGATGTCGATGATGTCTTCACAGTTCTTCAAAACAACTCTGGAGAGTACATCACGAACATCGTGGAAGCTGACCTAAAATTCGGCACAAGCCCGATTGGCGATTCCTATGGGTGCATGTTAACGACTAGGATGATCCCTGTCCTATATAACATGACTGGTTTTATCAAGAAATTCCAGTATCCAAATATTAGCCAAACCCTGTCCACAGAACTTGGGGGAGCTAATAACGTAAGATTCTTTGTTTCGGAACAAGGCTCTGTTTCTCCCAATGCGTCCATGTTGGGAAATGATATTGCAAACTGTTTTGTAGCAGCTAAAGAATCTTATAAGGTTGTATGGCAAGCAGGTGGTAAAGCTCGATTTATCTATCTACCTCCTGGATACAACAACGACCCATGCATGCTTCGACATACTGCTGGTTGCTCGTTCTATCAAGGACAATGCATCACCAACGACCTATGGATGCAGAATCTACGTTCAACAGGTATTTAAGGAGTAAAATTATGTTACCATACAGTTTTATAGGCAAATGGGATTATACGAATCCTGCTACACCTGTAGCTATGAATATACCTATGACGGACAAACCCGACTGGGTTTTTATTAAGGATTTGACAAATTGGGGCGATACTACCGCTGTCACGGCTCTTGAATCCGAATGGTTTAGTTCCATGGCTCAAGGCTCTTATATCGGAAAAAGCCAGACGGTAACAACCAATGCTTTAGCTACCTCAACAGGAACTACAGGTGGTTTTACTTTTGTTGATCAAACAAATCCGCCAACTTACGCAAAAGTTGCCATAACTGCCATCAATGGAACGACCTTCGTTGTTTCAACAGGAAGTACGGCTGGCTTAAGCGTTGGTGATTTTGTTCGTTTGATTAACGTTACAGGTGCACTTGAATTAAGTTCAATTGCCTTTCAGATCACAGCTTTAACAGCAAATACAAGTATTACGCTTGGTATGGCTGCTACGGCTGCAACAGCAGGATGGACAATTGCCAACGGTACAACAGGATTTTACCAAAAAATTTATCCTGGCTTTATGTATCCGAAACTTGCGCCTGTTCTTTACATTACTCAAGCAACACAAGCTAAGGTGTATTTTGGCAAGCCAAATGATTTCACGCCAGGTGAATTAGTTGATTTCCAAATTCCTGTAGCTTACGGCATGACGCAGCTTAGCAATCTAACTGCAACGCCTGTAGCTGGAGCAACTGCAAACCCGCCAGGTGCTGCAAGGGTATTAGTTGTGACTAATACGGCGACAGAATCATCTATAACGCTTAATTATGACACTACTGGCTTTACAGCATTTGTATATCCAGTGTCGGCAAGTTATGCAAATGGTAATTCTCCGGCCGTGTGCTTTCCTGCTGGCTCTGGCATTGTTCCATTAAATGGAAGTGCAACGATTCCTCAAAGTCCTCCAGGAACTAACTTGGTAGATGCCTTTGATAATAAAGCTCAATATGTAATGAATCTGGGATTATCCGTGGTAGGGCCAGCAAGTGCCCATATGGTAGTCATGGCATTCAAAGCAGATTGGAATAACGCAATAACTAACGCATAATAATTTAGGTGGGTGACAAACTGTCGCCCACCTAGCAACATACAAAAAATAAGGTTTGTGCATATGGAAGTCAGAGAAATTGGAAGAAAGCAAAAAAACACTCTCCCTCCCGCTGAAAGGGATAAGTTAGTTAAAGAAATGCGAATCAAAGATGATAAATTATGCAAGGGCATGTTTGAATTCATCGACGCGCAAGGTGGTTGGCTTGAATATAGCTATAGAAAATATCCCGGTGAACCTGTCCAGATTATTAAACTTGTCCATGGTGAAATCTGCGATATGCCTATGGGGCACGTAAGGCATTTGAATAACACAAAGAAGAAAGTACGTAGATATGATTTAAATATTCCATGGCAAGGTGGTAAGCCTCCAAGAACATTTGAAACTATATCAAGGGTTAGATTTACCCCGATGGATGTCATGTAATGAGTGTTTTTCTACCATCGGACTTTGGCCCTCCTTTTGGGGCTAATTTTATCCCGAACCTACAATATATAGAAAACATAACACAAGCAGCGGTAGCTGTAGTAACTTTTATTACTAATCATAATTTTACATTAGGGGAGTGGATAAGCTTTCGTGTCCCTCCGCCTAATGGCATGATTCAGTTAAATAACCAGAAGTCTTTAATAATAAGTTTGACACCTAACACAGTGACGATTGAAGTAGACACTCTACAATTTTATGCGTTTATATATGTAGCAAATGGGCAGATACCATGTGTGGCAGTGCCCGCAGGTTCAGGGATTCCCCCAGGAACTGCAACCGTGACCTTGGAAGATGCCTTTGATAACGAACCGATAATATGACAACATTTGTACCAACATTTCCGGTTTTCCCAGCCTTATCAGATGCGATAAAAAAGACGCGTGAATTAACAGGATCAAATAACGCGTTTCAAATGACGGATTCAAAAATCGTTCAGCAGATGCACAGTTTTTATAGCTATGATCTTCCTGCTAAATTTCGTTCATTAAAATTAAAAGATATCTATACCTTTACGACAAACATTGGTCAAGACGTCTATCCTTTCAATAGCGAACTTTACATAACAGTTGATAATCCTTGCTATTGCGCAAAGCGTGAATTGAAGCTCTTTACAAATCCTTGGAATTTCTATGGAGTCAATTACAATTGGCAGCAAATCGATAAAAACTTTGCTGTAGGAAATGGGAATAAAGGCCCATATTCAGGAAATACGATTGCCTTCCCCATGATTGCAAGCGTCAATAATGACCCGGGTGAGCTTATTACTCGCAGTCCAGGGGTGACAGGTGGATCCAACCTTTACTTTCCCCAGAGCCGCGTTCAAAGCATTCTAATTTCAGCAAACGTAGGCTTTAGAGATAGTCAAAACGTTACGGATGATGGTAACGGCAATCTAATTCAGATTTTCGATACATCAGCCGGCAATCTGCCCCAACAGCAATTTGGATATAACTACTACCGTCAATATGCTTCCGTCGATCCAACCATTGCGACAGCGAAGATAAATTATGCAACAGGGGCTATAACAGATTTATATTTCAATGAAATAATTCCTTTAGGTATGCCGATTTCAATAGCCTACAATCCGAAAGTTTTATCAATACCTCTTTCGATCATGTTCTTTCAAAACCAATTTACGCTTGCCCCAGTCCCCGATGCCGGTTACACCATTGAGCTGACTTGCTCTCGTCAACCCATCCAAGCACTACTTGCAGCAGATTTAACAGGTAATCCAGAGCTTAGTGAATGGTGGGAAATACTAGCTGTAGGGGCAGCCAAGAAGATCTTTGAAAATAGAATAGATGAAGATGGTGTAAGATACATTGATAAGATGCTTAGAGAGCGTTACGACATCATAGAAACACGTACCTATGCCCAAATAGGCCAACAGCAAATTCAAACTATCTATACAGATCAACTAACACAAAACTACAGCCAAAATGGCTTTGGTGGAGGATTTGGAGCAATATGACAGAAGACTTAACCTTACATTGGATAAAATGCGCATATAAAACATTTTGGCGAGGAGGAAATTTCCTCGTAGAAGTGTTTAAAAAAGAAGATAAAAAACTGACTCCAGAAGATTGCATGAAATTAAAAAATCAATATGGGATTAGACCAGAAGATATCATAAAACTTGCAATATCCCATGAATTCACCGTCGATGATGTGGGTTTTGCCACACTTTTAGATGAAGAAAAATTAAGAAGGAAATCAATTAAAGCATTGGCATGCCATGAAAATTAAGAAAAAACCAGTAATAAAGAAAAAGAAAATTGTCACACCTCCCGATAAGAAAGTAAATATGGGTGGCGGCCCATTTGTAGGCAAATCAACAACGTGAGATTCACATGGTAGTTATTAAAGGCAAAGAAAAGAAATTGAATAAGCGTTTGAAAACGGCAAATCCTCCAATTAGTGCCGAAGCTAAAAGAAAGTTAAAGCGTCCGCAGGATACTCAACCTATCGCAACAGTAGCAGTTTAAGGAAATATTATGTCAATCCCTACCTTTACCCTTGGTTATCCTCCCGATGGATCATCATTAGGAAATACCAAATCCACTATTCGGGATAATTTAGATGGTTCATTTGAAGTTTTCGGTATTGACCATCAAACGCAAAATACTATTTTCCCTGGCGCAGCAGGATCGCATACAAAGGTTTCCCTAAAAAATACTACGAACACATCAACGCCAACATTACCCCCTGGTATTTTCGGAGTAGGATACGAAACTCTTTATTCCCAACCAGCAGGATCTGCGCCATTAGGCCCATTAGGAGAAGTATTTTATTCAAGAGCAGGAAATGCAGGAGTTCAATTGACAGGCCCTGGAACGCCTACTCCAATTGTTAACAATGGTTATACCTTTCTTGCCGGAGGAATAGTTTTACAATGGGGGTTATTTCCCAGTCCAGTTTCTGGGAATAATCCTATAACTTTCAATCCTACCTTTCCAACGGCCTGTCTAAATGTTTCTATAAGCATTGTAAGAACAGCAGCAAATATCGAAGCTATGGTTATATTAGTTGGATCAGTTACTCAATCAGGTTTTACAGTTATAGCTCCTACAGGTGGGAGTGCGGGCATTTTTTGGACAGCTATAGGTTACTAATGTCATCTTTTCAACAGGTTCTCATAGGCGGTTATCCAGGTGGTGGTCTAACAACAGACCGCAAACCTTTAATGTTGGCGAATGAAGCTTTCTCCAACCTTCAAAATGCCTATGTTTTCCGAGAAAGAACAAAAAAGCGTGATGGTTCCATTACAATTGGTCGTTTAAGAAGAATATTTGAAACAGCCTCAGCAGGAAGCACAACGCTAGTTATAGGATCACAATCTTATAATATTTTCTTTCAATTGAGCATTACTGGCCAACCAGCTGCGTCAATAGAGCCAGGAAACATAACACCCATTGTTATTATTTTTGCATCCCCAATCAGCCAAACATTAACTGATTCCACAGGAACAGGCGTTATGGTTGTGACAGGAGCTGGCCCGATAACGTCAGCGACAATCAATTATGCAACTGGCATCGTAACAATCATTTCATCCGGAGCCGTTGGCCCAGCAACTTCGACAATTTCCTTTGCCTATTATCCTACACTTCCGGTCATGGGTATATGCAAAAGAGATGTCGCGAGTATAGGAATAGATTCCACAGTCTTTTTCGATACTGTCTATGCGTATCAATTTGTTGCTGGTTTTCAAGAATTATCCCCTGGTACAGTGTGGACAGGAACTAATACGGATTTCTTTTGGTCAGCAAATTACCAAGGTGCAACCCCAGATCTTAGATATTTCTTCGTTACGAATAATAATATCACCCTTGGAGCCGCAACGCCATACGCTCCTCCAAGATATTATAATAATTCAGTTTGGACAGATCTTACCCCTCTTGTGACTGCCACAGTAACATTATGGGAATCATTGATAATAATTCCTTATTATGGTCGTCTTTTACAATTAAACGTATGGGAAGGAGCTACGTCAAGTGGAGTCGCAGGAGCAACAAATTTCTTTGCTAGATGTGTTTTTAGTCAAATTGGCGACCCTACAGATCAAACAAATGGCTGGCGTAGAGATATATTTGGACGTGGTGGCTTTTTGGATGCACCTACAAACGAAGCTATTGTTAGCGCAGCTTTCTATCGAAATACTTTGATAGTCTTCTTTGAATATTCCACGTGGCAATTAAGATATATTGGAGAATATGGACTTCCCTTCATTTTTGAAAGAATTTCTTCTGATTTCGGGGCTATCTGCACTTATAGCCCTATTGTATTTGATCAGGGAGTTATGGCAGTAAGTGACCGAGGTATAATTCAAGCGGGAGCAAATGGTCTATCCCGATTGGATGAAGCTATACCGGAAACTGTCTTTAGTTTTGAGATTCAAGAAAATGCTCCGAACTTTGTCCATGGTGTCCGAGATTTTGAAAAGGAAATTGTCTATTGGAATTATGTCGACACGTCAACGAGACAAATCTATCAAAACTATCCGACGACTGTATTGCTTTTCAACTACAAAAACAACACTTGGGCACAATTCAGGGATACAATAACTTGCTTTGGGACAAGCCAATTTCAATTCGGCATTACATGGGATAGCCTTACAACTTTCTGGGATAGCACAGTTTCTTGGGACAACGTAGATGATCAGGCTTATGTTGATTATGTCACTGCGGGCAACCAACAGGGCTTTATTACTATCTATGAGAATCCCGATGCTGAAACCCCTGAACCGGCTTTTCTCCTTTACCCTTCTAACCTAGCCATAACAGCTATTACCTTTAGCGCAACACCCAGCTCGCCAATTGTCATTACAGTTCCAAGCCATAATTTAGCCAATGGCGAATTCATTTATATTTCTGGAGCACTCTTTAATATAGCTGACCCCGGCATCAATAATCAAATTTACAGTGTCAGTGTCTTATCTGTAGATACCTTTAACTTGTTTGCATGGGATCAAGCAAGCCAAACCTATTATTCGATTGCCATAACTTCTTCAGCTGTTTACATAGGAAGTGGACTAGTAGCCCTATTACCTAAGATGAATATCGTAGGCAAAGACTTTAATCCTTATCAAGGACAAGGAAAGCAATTCAAACTTTCCTACATTGATTTCCAAATGGATTCAAATCTAGCTATTCCTTCAATCCCTGCAATCACAGTTCAGCTTTTTGTCAACTCCTACCTTGGCGAGCAAGCAAATCTTATTACAGGCAATCAGGAACTCATTAACTCCTCTCAGCAAGCTGGTTTTATCACTGGCGCAACAAAGGCCAACCCTTGCGTAATAACCAGTCCAGATCACAGCTTAATCAGCGGAACAGCCATTTATATCGCCAATGTCCAAGGTATGACACAATTGAATAGTGTCATCTATATAATCAAAGTCGTTGACTCTAATAACTTTAGCTTAACTGGCGTTGATTCATCAGGATTTGGGACTTATACGAAGGGGGGAATTTGGAATACTTCACCGGTGAATGGGCAAACATACATACCTGGTTCCGAATACGCATGGTATCGCTTCTATAGCACCCAATTTGGTCAATACCTTCGTATCGGTCTAACCTATGATGATAACCTCATGAATCAGGTCGCTACGCATCAAGCCCCTATGGAATTAAATGCCATGAACTGTTACTTTCGCGAAGGTGCAAGAATCGTAAACTAATTTATTCGGTACAGCTGCTTTACATTATGAAGAAAAGAAACGAAAATACCATTGAAGATAGAATGTTTGTCGGCGAAAGGCAATACGATCGTATGATGGAAAATGTCAATCAAGGCATTTTAAATATAGATGAGATCATAACAGCTATGGGCGGAATACAAACAGCTCATTACATAGCCTTAAAACAAAATCCAAGGTATTTGATTAAATGACATTTTCAAGCAATCAAAGCCTTAATACAAATCAACTCCCTATATCTCTCGATGTAAATCCTGAAGAAAAAGACTTCCAATCTATTTTGCTTCTTTACATGCGAAGAATTGCAAACGCGGTAAATACCAAGGAAAGCGGATTATTCCTTTTGCAGGAAACAGCAAGTTTCGAGCAATGGTTTCAAAATGGCAATCCTCAGCAAAACCGTAATGGTTACCGTACTACCTTTGATCTTGTTGCCTTAAACTTATTTCTCAACATGGTAGCTACTATTCCAACCGGTACAACTTCATTAACATTGACTGGCCCTCCAGCATCCCCACCATTTACACAACCACCCATTATCAATGGCTACCTTTATCCAGTGCAAGGTTTTGGTGGTGCAATAGATACCGGAGGTTTATCTTATTTTATAAATGATCCTCAAATATATGTAAGATATCAAGCCTCGACAAATACAATAATTATACAGAATAATTCGGGAAATGCTCTTACATGGTTTGTATGGGTTATGGAATTTTTGAAGAACTGATATAGGTGATATATGACATGGAATGATTGGGGACATTGGTTGACAGGTGGTCTTGCCACTCAAAAAGGGCGCGATTTTCTCGGTGGAACTGATAATAAATTAAAAAAACTTCCTACAGGTACACCCGAGCAGCAACAATTTGGTGGACATGATCTTATTTCCTTGCTTCAGCAAATGATGGAACAAGGTGGAGGATTGCAGCAAGCCAATCAATATGACCAAAATTTATTGGGTCAAGGGCCAGAAGCCTTCCAACAATTTTCTCAACCATATAATCAACAATTCAATGAGAAGACATTGCCAGGTATTGCCGAACGCTTTGCCGGTCAAGGAGCTTTATCATCTAGTGGTTTTGGCCAAGCTTTGGGTGGGGCAGCATCAGATTTTCAATCCCAATTAGCCCAGCTATTTACTCAATTGCAGGGTCAAGCAGCCGGAAGACAGCAGGGTCAATTTCAGGGTCTATCTCAACTTGGATTAGGCTATAGTCCTTTTGCATATCAAGAAAAAAAGGGTTCTTCAGGCATTCTAGCACCATTTCTTTCTTCACTTGTTAAAGGTGGAT